CTTGAAATTCTTCAAAATAGTGGGAAACTTCCTAATTACGCGGTTATCCCTCATTCGACCTTTATTCATATCACCCAACATACAAGCGTTCTTGATCGAATCAAGTACACTTCCGCCGAGGTTTCAAAATCAATGATTGCGGCTCTTTTTGAAGTTGCTGAAATAGTAAAACCAAGCGCGGTTTACGATTCTTCGAATCGCGGCGTTACTGAAAGTATTGGCGATATTTGGAACGACAATTGTTTCATCGGTTATAAACCTGCAAGGCCATCTCCAAAGGCTCCTTCAGCCGGTTATATTTTTGAAAAGAATGTTCCGCGCGTAAGACGTTGGCGGGAAGAAGAAAGAATTGCGGAAGCAATCGAGGTTCGAATGAAATTCGTTCCTAAAGTTGTTGCATCTCTTAGCGGCTTTCTGATTAAGGATACGCTAGCATAGTAAGTTTTAGGTTGGGGGATTTTTCCCCCAATTCTTTTTTTTTAATTTTTAGGGGAAATGTTTTGAGAAAAAAAATAGACGATTTTATCGAAGATAACGAAAGCGAAGAAAAAGAAGTTTCAGTTGAATACAAAAGAAAAAGACACGAAGCAAAAATACAAGAACAAGAAAAAAAGAGAAAAGAAGAAAATACTATCGTGAGCCGCGAAATAAAAACCGTGATAAGCGGAAGCTCAAACCAAAAGAAAAAAATCGAAATCATTAGAATGAAAGACGGGAAAAAATATTCACGTCCTGTATTTGAAGATAAAGGATAAAAATGGGAACTTACACAACGATTACTTCGCTTGATACATTGATGCCAAATTATGAACTCAATACAACGACTTCATCGACGCCAACAAGTCAAGTCATTGATTGGGCGGAATCAATGATAAATAGCAAAATCGGAAAGAAATATGATGTAAGTTCTTCACCTTTTGACGCGTACGCAACAACGCCGCCTTTAGTTCGAACATTGGCTGAACAACTTTCAATGGGTTATATTTTTAAAACTTGGAGCCGCGGGGGAAAAGAATCGTTAACCCGAGGGGACGCCATGATTGAAATGGCCATGGAAGTTCTAGATAAAATAGCCGATTGTAAAATTGATCTTGTTAACACCGGCGGTTCGGTCGTAACAAAAACTTCAACTCAAGACGATATTCTTTCCAATACCGACGGTTATTTTTCAACTTTCGATGAAGACGACCCGCTTCATTGGAAAGTCGATCAAGACAAACTTGACGATATCTCCGATGGAAGGTCATAATGCCAACTTCAGTTTCAGCAAAATTTTATATTAGAAACGCTAAAGGCGCAAAAAAGTTTTTTGACGATTTTAAAAAACGAAGCGAAGAAATCGAAAAAAAAGATTTAGATTATGTCCGTCTTTTATCCGCTATTGTTTTTAAAGATGTTATGAAACATTTTGAAGAAGAAAGAAAACCAGGCGGCGGAAGGTGGCAAAAGTGGTCTAATTCTTATAGGGAAATGTTAATAAGACAAAATAGACTTCCAAAAAAAATATTACAAACAACGGGAAGGTTAAGACAGTCTTTTAAACCGACTTCGTTTCGAAGAACGAAAGACGGCGTGTTATGGTATAACAACGCGCAAACTTTTAAAGGCTTCCCTTATGCGGCGGCGCATGATGAAGGCGGCGGTAAATTACCTCAAAGAAAATTTATGTATCTAAGCAAAAAAGCAAGTGACGATATTTCTAAACAAAGTTTAAAATATTTGGAAAAACCGACATGAGATTTAAGAAAAAACCTTTTCCCGTTGACGGGGAAGTTTGGGACGAAACAAAAGAAATTTCCGGTATTGTAAAACAGGAAGTTTATGTTTTTAAGAATGGAAAATACGCGCTTCAAAAAACAAAATATTTTATGAAGACAGCAAAAGGGGAAGTTCCTTTAACCGCCGGTGATTTTATCGTCGGTTCTTTTCCGAGCGCCATTGTTATAAATAAGGAAACCCTGAAAAAATTCTATGAAGAGGATGAACAATAAATATGGGCGCGATTGACATAAACAATATTAAAACTCAGATAAAAAGCATTCTTGAAGCGGCGAATACAACAACCGCAAGTCAAGATTTATCGAGCGGTTTATCGAAAAGAGTTCAACGCGTTCTAAAAGTTCATCCTGCAAGAATACCTATTGAAGCGGTATCGATCCCTTGGGTTACGATTTTCACGGATGCAAAAGAGGTCGATATTGATTTGATCGGTCATGGATCGAATTCGCGCGTAAATACAACAAGAAAAGCGGAAGTCTTTATAAATATTGTTGGCGCGGTTATGAATCCCATTTTTACAGACATTGAAAACGACCTTGCTTCGGAGGAGGTCGAGGATTTGATGGAAAATATCGAACATATATTAAGGGCGAACTTTAATCTTAATAGTTCGGTTCAATATCATTATCCGGTTCGAACGGATTTTTTCGAAGATATTTATGAAGAAGAAACCCTCTTTAGGGCGGGGGTTTTGGAGATATCGTGTAAGATTTTTTATTAAAGGAAAAAAGCTATATGAACAACGACGCGATTTTACATCAATCAAAAGCGACTTATAAACAATGGGCGCATCAATGGCGCGAACACGCGACTTTTCACGGTAAAAACTTTCCGATGAAATCAATGAAACACTTTCAAAACATCGGTATCGGAAAAGCCTGTTTATGTATTGCGAACGGTTATTCCTTTGAAGAAAATATTGAGATTATAAAAAGAAATCAAAAAAAAGTTGATATCCTTTGTTGCGATAAAACTTTAGGTCACTGTTTGGATAACGACATTATTCCGACTTATTGCGTTGTTGCGGACGCCAATGTTTCATATGAAACTTATCTTAAAAAATATGAAAAGAAATTAAAAAACACTATTCTTTTTATAAACGTATGCGCCAATACAAAATGGTCTTCTAATGGAAATTGGAAGGATATTTATTTTTTTGTAAATAAAGATTCCATCAAATCGGAAATTGAATTTTGCGGTTTATCTGGTTGCGAAAATATCATTCCCGCCGGAACTAATGTTTCCAACGCCATGCTTATTCTTATGAGTCAATCAGACGATACAGGAAGAAAAAACTTTTTTGGTTATGATAAATATCTCCTTATCGGTTTCGATTATAGTTTTTCCGATGACGGTTATTATGCTTTTGATAAGACTGGAAACGGAAAAATAAATTATATGAAAAATATTTTTATAAGGGACGCCGCCGGCCGGTTTTGTTACACGTCCAACAATCTTTTATTTTCGGCTCAATGGTTATCGAAATATTTAAACGTCTATAAGATTCCGGTCGTTCAATGTTCTAAAAGAGGAATCGTTGCGGACGGAACCGTAAGGGATTTAGAGGAACAAATGAACTATTCTTTTAAACCCGAAGATTCCGAAAAAGTAAGGTCATTGGTTAAAAAGCAAGAAGAATTAACTAAGGAAATGTCAAGAATAGGAAATGAATTAAAAGACGTAAGCTTGAACCATTATTTTGGTTATGCGGCGTCAATTTAAAGGAGGTTTTTATAATGGCTGTAGGACAGGGATTCGTCGTTGGCGATTTAAGTTATTTAACTTTTGGAAGGGAAACAACAACCGCAACATATAATACATGTACGGCGGCGCTTGATTTTTTATCGAGTTCTTTTCGAACTCAAAAAGATACAAAAATTTTAGAACAGATTGAAACATGCAGGACTTTTTCTAAAAGTATTGGTTTAGGTAAAGTTGTAGGCGGAGATGTCGAATTTTATTTTTATCCTGAAATAACCGCTTGCGCTTGGATTTTACAAAACGCTTTTGGCGGGACAGTGACCGCCGCGACTTCAACGGCGGAAACGACCGGAGCGGGCGCGGCCTCTGCAATCGATCATACTTTTGTTGTTGGTAATTTCGATCAATCTTTTGCTTCGTTATGCGTCAATACCAGAAAAGGCGACGCGACGAATGGAAAGATTTTTGAATATAACGGAGTTCGCGTAAACGAAATGAGTTTTGTTTCCGAACTAGATGAACCGCTTCGATGCGTTGCAACAATGATCGGCTTTGATTCGACGGTCACGACAAACGACGTTTCCGCAAATGTTACTTGTACTTCTTTCGTTCCTTTTGTTTTTAACGAGGGACGGTTTAGCGTTGAAACATCTTTCGCTTCATTGCAAACAAGTTCATATTGGCATGTTCAAAGTTTTGAATTTAAGGTTATGAATAATCTTCATAACGGTTCCGAAGCGCGACGAATCGGGAGTGATATTTTGGATGTTCTTCCCGCCGGTCCTCAAACTTATGAACTAAGTTGTAATATTCGTTTCGATACAACAACGGCTTTTGACGCCATGATTGCTCAAACTGATTTAGCGGGTCAATTTGAATTTATCGCAACGGAAACAATGACAGGTTCAAATCTACAACCGGCCTTGACTTTCAATTTTCAAAAACTTCGCGTTAAAGATGCGGGGGATCCCGAAATAGGCGGTCCCGATGAAGTCCTAGTTTCTAATGTCGTTTTTGACGTGTTAAGAGATGAATCAGCCACAGGTTACGCTGTAAATGCGGTTTTAAGAAATCAAATGAGTGCTATCGGAAATTAATTTTATGTTTGGTTTTGGTAAAAAGAAAACTTTGGAAGAACATATTAAGGAAACGAAAAAAATAATCGTTCAAGATATTATCTTCCATATAAAAAAGATTGATGTCGTCGATTATCTTCAGGGCGCAAAAGTTATGTATACCCTTTTTCAAACTTATAAGATGAAGGGAAACTCTGAAGATAACGACGAACTTAAATTGAAACAAATGAAAAAAGCGCGCGATTATATGCGGGATGTTATAATGGCGGGCGTCGTAAAACCAAAACTAAAAAGAAAAGATGAAGATGAAGGCATTCATATTGATGAAGTCTTAAACGATTGGCTTTTAGCTAAAGAGTTAAGCGAAGCTATAATTTCTTACACGCTTGGTAAAAAAAAATAGAAATAACGAATTTATCAAGAAAAAAAATTGTTGAACTAGACATTATAGCCAAACGATATGGAGTCCTTCCTTCAGACATTTCCAAAAAATCATTAGAGGATTTTCAATTTAACCTTTTTGTTGCAACCGAAGGCGCAAGGGAAGACGTCAAAAAGCAAAAGGAAGCGCAACAAAAAAATAGATCGAAAAGGCGGTAAAAATGGCGCGCAAGGAAGAAGCAACCCTATTAATAAAGATCAAACAACAAGGTAAAGAAGTCCTCGATAATGTTTCAGCGTCTTTTAAAAACATTATTGATAAAGGGAAATGGGTCGCTTTAGGTTTAGCGGGCGTCGGAACCGCGATAGGAAAACTTGCGCTTGATGCGTCAAAATTCGATGAAGTAAAAAAGTCATTTTCCGCGTTAGTTCGTCAACAAGGACTTGACGCCAATAAAATGATTCAAAATATGAAATCAGCAACACGCGGAACCATTACAGAAATGGACTTGATGAAGGCCGCGAACAACGCGCTCCTTTTAGGACTTCCCGTTGATCGGTTTGACGATATGCTTCAAATCGCAAGAACCGCTTCAAAAGCGACCGGCGAGTCAATGGAGTTCATGCTTCAATCAATCGTCACTGGTTTAGGTCGCGGCTCTAAATTGATTTTGGATAACTTGGGTATCATGGTCGATACCAATAAGGCTTATGAAAAATACGCCGCGGAACTAGGAAAGACAGCCGATCAACTTGATGACGCGGAAAAAAAACAAGCTTTTATAAATGAGGCAATGGCGGTCGGCCTTGCGAACGCCGAAAAACTAGGAAGTTCTTCGGACACGTTAAATGATACGTGGGCGCGGTTTAAAGTTTCTGCAAGCGAACTAGGAACGGCTTTAGGTTCGGTCGCGAATCCCGCAATGAAAGATATTCTGGATCTTGCGGTTGAACTTCTTGAAGCAAGTAAAGCTTTAATAGACGAGGGTTTTTTTGATTGGATCGACGCGGAAGGAGCGGCGGCGTTGACGCGTTTTGAATCCCAATGGAATACAACAATGCGCGCCATGATAAGGCGTATAAATGGTTGGGGTGAAGCCTGGAAAAAGTTAAAAGATTTTGATTTCTCAGGCGCAAGGGACGCGATTCAACAAGCAAGTGATGACGCCAATCAAATAATGGTCGATGGACAAAAAGACTTACAAAAAGACTTAGAAAATATAAATGAAGAACTAGAAAAGTCTTTAGAAAAAAAAGTTCCTTCCGCCCCAAAATGGGCGAAAAATTCAGGGGAAGAATCAGCAAACATGTTCGCCGAGGGTTTTGAGGCAAATTTCGCAATGGATGACATTTTTGCAAAATTTGCGGAAAATCTTGATATTGGCGGGGAAGTCGGAAAAAACTTTTTAAAGTCATTCGACCCAAAAGAGGGAATGAAAGGTATCGCAAAAGCGGCGTCGGTCGCGGTCACTGAAATGTTCCTTCCTGGTATGGGTCAAGCAGCTGGCGAAGTTTTTGAAATGCTTACAATGGAATCCGAAGAATTCGGCGCGATGTTAGATCAATTATTTTCCGTCGATTTTTTGGAAAACATGTTTATAAACATAACAACGCTATTTACTAGGATTGATGAACTTTTAATAAACATGTTTGACGCGCTTTTAAATATGCTTCCCGAACTTATTCCCGAAGTTATCGCAAGTATTATAAAGGCGGTTATTGTTGGCGCTCCTCATATTATAAAATCACTTGTTGAAGTTTTTGGATCGGTTAACACTTGGCTTGATATTTTAAGAGGTATGCGCGACGGCGTTCGAATCGGCCTTGAAGAATCTTTTAAAACAACCATTCCCGAAGTCGGAAAATGGTTATTCGAAAAAATGGCGGAAGTCTTTAGAAAAGGATCGGAAACCGATTGGGATATTTTTGGCGGTATCAAGTTCGATTCATTTAGGGCGGACTTTCAGGCGAATATAAATACGCTTGATTGGTTTTC